TGTGTACAACGTGTATGGCCTAGCCTTCGCGTTGACCAAAGTGTTGGTTGAGGACGGCGACCACATCCGTATCGGTCAGACCTATGCGAAGCACCTTGCTCAGTCGCTGATTGAGACGAAAGAGACGCTGTCAGCCAACGTGCTGAACCGCGCCTTCAATTCGGCTTATCCCGGCGGTGACGGCGTGCAGCTTAACAGCGCCTCGCATCCAATCGTGAACGGCACGTTCAGCAACCTGTTGAGCACTGCCGCTAACCTGTCGCAAACCTCGCTTGAGCAGATGTTGATCCAGATCCGTCAAGCCGTTGACAACAACGGTAAGAAGATTCGTTTGGTTCCACGTCAGCTCGTCGTGGCTCCCGGCAACATCTTCCAAGCGGAAGTTCTGTTGAAGTCAGTGCTTCGTACTGGCACCGCCAACAACGACCTGAACCCGATCAAGTCGATCGGTCTTCTGGACGAGGGCGCTGCTGTTCTGTCGCGTTTGACTTCATCGACCGCATGGTGGGTTCAGACCGATGCACCTGAGGGCATGAAGCTCTTGATGCGTCGAGGTTTGGAGAAGACCATGGAAGGTGACTTCGAGACTGACACGATGCGTTATAAGGCTACCGAGCGTTATCAGGTTGGCTTTACCGACCCGCGTGCCATGTACGGTACACCGGGCGTGTAATTGCTCTAAGGCTATGCGGGGGAGCCTGAATCCCCCGCTTCACATCTCGTCAAACTTTTCAAGGAGAAGACGAAATGCCTCAGTTTTCAGATGATTTATTTCTGGGTCCAGCCCAGACTTACATGGGTACGGGTAACCGTCCCTACACTTCGACTTTTACTGGTTCGATGTCTGGTACGACATTGACCGTTACCGCCTTATTGAGCGGCGCTCCAATTGTTGTCGGCATGTATGTCGATGGCTCGAGCGTGACTGATGGTACTTACATCACCGCTACGGGAACTGGCGCTGGCGGCACTGGTACTTACACTATCAACCAAAGCGTGACTGCTTCAAGCACCACGATGACGGCTCATGGAAACATTCCGCTTGAAGATCCATCGCAGATGGACTTGGGTATTGGCCCTGTTGGTCGTGTTTATATTTGGGATGTCATTCCACAAACCGCTGTTACTAACAACATCGCCGCCTCGCAAACTGCCGCCGCCGCTGGTGCAGTGACTTTAACTGCGGGTACCTCAGTTAGGTCGGTTATCAACGCAAGCGGATCAACTGTTTTGCAATTAGACTTGCCACGCGCTGTTAAGGTGAATTGCTCGACGACTGCTCGTGCATTTACCGTATCTGGCTATGACTACTACGGTCAGGCAATGACTGAAACCATCACGGTTGCTGTTGCAGGTACCGCTGTTACTGGGAAGAAAGCCTTCTGGCAGATTTCTGGCGTGACGATTGCGGGTTCAGCTACTGCAGTTGTTGTTGGCACAAGCGATGTGCTTGGTATTGCAGTTCGTGTGTTTAACGCTGCTTATATCGTTAGCGTTAAGAGCAACAACGCGTTGGCACAAGATGCTGGTACGTTTGTCGCTGCAGACACTGCCACTGCAACTGCTACCACTGGTGATGTGCGTGGAACATACGTTCCTGCGACTGCTTCGGACGGTATCGTTCGCACGGTGATGACCATCTCGTTACCTGCAATTGCTGTTGGCCCGAACGCAACTCGCGTTGGCGCCCTCGGCGTCACTCAAGCCTAATAGGAGCCTGACATGGGTCAATTCAAACCGATGGTGAAGATGGAGACCACCGAGCCTTCAGTGATTCTGAAGCTCAAGAAGGGTGGTCACGTCAACAAGAAAGCCGCTGCAAAGTCTGAGCATGGTCACAAGCCCATGGGCAAGATGGACGGTGGCGTTATGGGCGCGTTGGCTGGTACTCCAGCGCTGGTAGGTCGTCCTGCTTTAAACGCTCCTGTCGCATCGCCGGGACGTCCTTCGATGGCTTCTCGCCGTAAGGCAATGGCTGGTCGTATGATGAATACGCCCGTCATGAAAGAGGGCGGCAAGGCTGACATGGCGCAAGACAAAGCCATGATCAAGAAGGCAATGAAGCAGCATGATGCTCAGGAGCACAAGGGCGGCAAAGGCACCCATTTGAAGCTTAAGAAAGGTGGCTCTACTGGTGCTGCAATTCCTTCTGAATCGACTCGTGGAAAGTATGCGACCACTGAAGTGCATCAGGCTAAACCTGATAACTCCAAGGCAGACACAGGCGATGTGAAGCTTGGTAATGCTGGTGGCTACAAAAAAGGCGGCAAGGTCATGAAGAAGTCAACGGGCGGAGCGATCCCCTCGGAGACGACTCGTGGCTCGCCTGCCACGACCATCATGCACCAAGCCAAGCCTGACAACTCGAAGGGCGTGACTGGCGGTGTCCGCATGGGCAACGGTGGTGGCTTTAAGAAGGGCGGTAAAGTCCACAAGAAAGCTAGTGGCGGCATCATGCGCTATGTGGATGACAATGTTGTCAGCACGCCTCCCGGCAAAACCAACACCAAGACTGGTTCCGTGTCGAAGTCCACCAAGCCCGGTGAGTACAAGAAAGGTGGTGCTGCAAAAAAGCCTGTTGACGGGGGTCTGCAGGATGATGGACGCCCCGTCAAGATGCCTCAGGGTCACAAGAAGCCTTCGCCTCCAGTAGATATTACGATGCTATCCGGTACCTTTAAAAAAGGTGGCAGCGTAAAAAAAAAGGCTGATGGAGGAGTAATGGAGCAGTATGCGCAGCAAAAGGCTGATGAAGCTTCTCGCCGCGCATACGAACTCCAAGGTGCGCGTGAGCGTGAGGAGAATGAATCCTTGCGTAATGCAATGTCACCAGCTCGGTTGTTAGAGAAAGCCCGCAATATGTTTCGTGGTGTTGGGGCTGTCTCAGATGTCGAGCGTGAGAAGGCAAGAACAGTTGTGCCTGCTAAGAAGTATGGCGGCAAAGCGTGCTAAACAGAATGGGGGCTTACGCCCCCGTCTTTTATTTTTAGGAGAAACCAATGCGTCCGGTAAAACTAGGGCCATATACGCCAGCCGTAGCGTCCACGACGGCATTCAATGCCCAAACTTTCAACAGTACCGGGGCTGCAACTGCGCCCACGACTACTTCAACATCAGATGGTCTGGCGCACTATGTGACGCTGACATCGCCTGCGCAGGCATCTTTGGCAGGCATTACCTTCACAATTTTAGGGACTGATGCGGATGGTCACAGCATCTCTGATGCAATTGCTGGCCCAGCAAGCGCCTCAACGGTAACGACCACCAAGTTCTTCAAAACCATCACGACCATTCAACCTTCGGCAACGATGGGCGCATTGGTGGTGTCGGTTGGTATCGCGGTAACTGCAATTACCCCAACGATTACTCTTAGTTCCAACACAGTTGCTGCCGCAGGCATGACTGTAGCAATTACTGGAACAATCAACTACACGGGGTATGAGACCTTCGCGGATGTGTTCAATCACGACCCGCAATCGGTATCGACGCAAATATCTGCTCTTGCATCGAAGACTGCAAACACTTCGGCAAACTGTTCTGTGAGCGCAACTGGCACATTCGTTTTGGTCAACTCAGTTACTGCTACGGCGACCTTGACGGTGTTTCTGAATCAAGGCACTTCGGCAACGGGTTAATCATGCCAAGCAAGTCAAAATCTCAGCACAACTTGATGCAGGCGGTGGCGCATAGCCCCGCCTTTGCCAAAAAGGTCGGCATCCCATCTAGTGTGGGAAAAGATTTTGCTGCGGCTGACAAGGGCAAAAAATTTAAGGCTGGCGGACTGTATGCCAACATCCACGCCAAGCAGGAGCGGATTGCTCACGGCTCTGGTGAGAAGATGCGTAAGCCCGGTAGCCCCGGCGCACCAACTGCACAAGCTTTTCGAGAGTCTGCCAAGACCGCCAAGAAGAAAGAGGGCGGTGTTTCCTTGGCTATTGGAAGGGGCGAAAAATTACCAGTTTCTCGTGGCGCAGGTCTGACAGAAAAGGGCAGAGAGAAGTATAATCGGGCTACTGGAAGCCACCTGAAAGCACCGCAGCCACAAGGTGGATCAAGGAAAGATTCGTTTTGTGCTCGGATGTCGGGTGTTGTAAAGCACGCTTCTGGCGATGCACCGAGAGCGAAAGCCTCGCTGCGGCGTTGGAAATGTCCCGGATGGTAAGAGGAATAGAGAATGGCTACTTCAGGCACCGTTGGGCAGACAGTAATTAAGGTTCAGCAGTTCATTGACCACGGTGCTCGTCGTGCTGGCAAGCTCGCTGAGGAGCTAACCTCCGAGCAATTGATCTCAGCGAAGGAAAGTCTGTTCTTTCTGCTATCAAACCTTGCTAACAAGGGCATTAACTACTGGGCAATCAGCAAGAAAGTCTTTGGATTGAAGGCTGACCAGTACATTTACAGCCTACCAGTGGGTACGATTGACGTTTTGAACGCGTTATATCGCACTATGAACCGTCCAACAGGTTCTGGATACGGCTCATCAGGCACGATCAACAACGCTTTTGACAACGATATTGAGACTATCTGTCAGCAAACGTCTCCAGATGGTTACATTGCCATCAATTACGGGACGACAAACCCAATTTATGCAGGCTCGATCGGGATTTTGCCCGGCACGAGCGGCAGTTTTCACATTTTGCTTGAGTATTCCTCTGATGGAACGACTTGGAACCTCCTAGAAGACACGGGGGTGACGACTTGGGTCGATAATCAGTGGCTTTGGTACGACATTGATCCCGGACAGAGCGTCCCGTACTACAGAATGCGGGAAACTGGGGGTAATACGCTTGCAGTGCGTGAGTTTTTCGTCGGGAATAACAGCCGCGAGATCATGATGGCTCGCCTGAACCGCGATGACTACACCAATCTGCCAAATAAGAACTTTACGGCGAACCAACCTTATCAATTTTGGTTCGACCGCACGATTCCGCAGCCCACGATGTACCTCTGGCCCACTCCGAGCGATCCTTTCATCCAAATGACAGTGTGGTACTCACGTCAGATTCAAGATGTGGGGTCATTACAGGATGAATTAGAGATTCCTCAGCGTTGGTATGAGGCTGTGCAGATGATGCTTGCGCATCGGATGGCGCTAGAGTTGCCCGGAGTGGCTACGGATCGAATTGGTTATCTAGAGAAAATGGCTGCGCAGTATTTGTATGAAGCGGAGCAAGAGGAGCGCGATAAGTCTCCTATTTACTGGGCGCCTAACATCAGCGTGTACACACGATAATGCCAAGATTCCTCGACACTGAAGGGTTGGCTTCGTTAGCGATTGGAATATGTGATCGCTGCAAGATGAAGCGTGCGTATGTGCAGTTGGGGCCTGATCCTAACTTTCCGGGCTTGCGAGTGTGTGATCAAGGCTGTGCTGATCAGTTTGACCCGTACCGTCTGGCGGCTCGTCAGACTGAGCGCATTAACTTGCGGTTTGCGCGTCCTGATGTCAGCGTTGCGGCGAACGATAATTACCTTGTGACTGGTGGTGCGCCTTTGGATGGTTCAAGTCAGTTCCTTATCTCGACTGAGCAGAACACCCAAACGCCGACCCTCACAAGTAATAAAGACACCATTGCTCCAAATCCGCCAGATAATACGAGTACATAATGTCCGCACAAGTCACCATCTCATCATTACCCACTGCTGGTGCGATCACTGGCAGTGAACTCGTTCCTATCGTCCAGAATGGAGTCACTGTACAGACCACGACTGGGGCGATTGCGGCTTCTCCGAGTCAGACGCAGACGTTCATTACGCTGAATCAGGAACCGACGCTCCCGAACAGCCGAGCGCTGGCTGGCGGTACTGGCGTTGGTCTTGTAGACAACGGCGCTCAAAGCACCCTCCAGATCACGTTAAACGGGGCTTCTGGCTCGCTTGAGTCGGCTGGTACTGGGGTAATAGTCAAGACCGCCTCTAATGCTGTCACAGCGCGTTCTATTGCGACCACAGGCAACGGAATAACAATCACCAACGGAAGCGGTGTATCAGGAAATCCAACGATCGGATTGACTGGCTTGCCCTTGTCGTTGGCGAGTATTGGTGGAACATCTTTGCTGGCTGTGGTTGGCGGATCGTCGATTGCTGGTCGTCAAATCTACGGTACATCAAATCAGATCACGGTAACGAATGGGGACGGATCGAGCGATCCAGTGATTTCGATTCCATCAGACCCTGTGTTGCCGGGTACTGGTGCGGTATTAGTTCCTAATGGAACCAATGCACAGAAGCCTGTCGGATCGCTTGGTCAGTTCCGTTACAACTCAGACATAGGTGCATTTGAGGGTTACACAATTTCTGGTTGGAGCCAGTTCTCGACTGCTACTGCTGGCGTAACGCTGCTTAATACAGGTACGGGTTTGTTGGGTGGGCCAATTACCTCGACTGGCACGATTGATATTGACACGACGGTTGTTGCGACGCTGACAGGCGTTCAGACGCTTACAAACAAGTCGATCAGTGGATCGACAAATACCTTCACAAATATCCCAAACAGTGCGCTGACAAACAGCTCGCTGACGGTCGGCACAACCAACATCGCCTTGGGTGCTTCAAGCCTTACCTTGGGCGGGTTGACTACGGTGACCGTCACTCAAGACCCTGTGTCGGCGTTGGAGTTGGCTACCAAGCAGTATGTTGACGCAGTAGCCCAAGGGTTAGACCCCAAGGCTTCTTGCGTAGCGGCAACAACGGTGAACATCACGTTGTCTGGAACGCAGACGATTGATGGCGTAGCGTTGATTGCTGGGGATAGGTGTTTGGTTAAAGACCAGACATTGAGCCAAAACAACGGAATTTATGTGGTTGCGGCGGGGGCATGGACTCGTGCAACGGATATGGACTCGTGGGCGGAAGTCCCCGGCGCATTTACCTTCATCGAGCAAGGAACCTTGTACGCTGACACTGGTTGGGTTTGCACTTCCAACGCTGGCGGTACTTTAGGCACAACCCCTATCACTTGGGTTCAGTTTGCAGGTGTAGGCTCATACACCGCAGGCACAGGACTGACCCTTACGGGTACGCAATTTAGCATCACCAACACGGCAGTAACTGCTGGCGCGTATGGCTCTGCAACTCAGGTGGGAACCTTTACGGTCAATGCACAGGGTCAATTGACTTTGGCAGGCAACACTACGGTGACTCCAGCGGTGGGTTCCATCACTGGTCTAGGTAC